CTTCAGATGCAAACAAGATTATCATTGCCGCCCTGTGCGCGCCCATAGCTCAGATGGATAGAGTACTGCCCTCCGAAGGCAGGGGTCGTGGGTTCGAATCCCGCTGGGCGCGCCAATAAAATCAATAAGTTAGCGTATCTTTACTCTCCTCAACCTCAAATTACATATTTAGCTGTATGAATTACTGAGTTTTTTGGCCACATGTGCAAACGGCATTACAACAATTAGGCACAGCTATTATCGTCTAAGCTGCGTTGGTTGTTGTTCGTCTGTGCGTGAGTATTTGACTGTCTTAACAAACGTGTCTGTAATTGGCATTTTGGGGGCATCGGGAAAGTTAGAACTGGTAATTCCCCAAAAAAATCAGGCTTACAATATCTATAATGAATATCCTAGACAATAAAAAAGCCCTGAACCGTTACGGCACAAGGCTTTAATGTTTGTCCTAGAACATGCTAGAACTGAATATGGCGAGAGAGGGATTCGAATATTCGCACACTATAACCACCAAAAAGCCAATACCTTAATAATCATAGGGTTAATTAATAATAACGTACAGACAAATTGGTCTTAGGCTTTCCCAATTCTTTCCCAAAATATTTCATCAAAAATTGATGATAGCGTACAGAAAGACTATTTTTTAATTTTTTGATTTGACTTTTGGGAGAAGGTAATAAAGGTTATTTTGTTAAAATAGTGCTGTAAGCATAGAGCCGCAAGGCTTTCGGTGCTTTGACAAAAGGTAAACATAAATAATAAAAATACCTTTTCTTTAGTAATCACTTAGCTTTTTATTTTCATATAAATCAATAAGTTATAAAATTTCACCTTTTATATCACCCCCAATTACCACTTTTTATCCTTTCAAAAATCCACTACACACCTAGAGCCACAAGGCTTTCAGACCGATGAAAAATCATTTATTACCTCTCCCCTAATGGTAAAATTGAAACAGACACTTTATGAGTCCTTATGCTTCTATTAGCCTGAAAACAAAAAAGCCCACATTAAGTGAGCTTTTTGCCGAAAAAACGTTATGAGTCTGGGCTGGCAGGCTTGGACTAATAACGAATCTCGTAAGAGATTGGGGTTGATTTCATATCTAACCTAACGTCTATGTGATAAGTATGAACCATTTATATGTTCAAATTAAGACCTTTTAAAATATTTAATTCGTTAAATCACTCATTCGCCCTGCTGCATCAAAAGTGCATCAATTTGCGTCATTCTGCATCAGAAAATGCACCCTAAAATATGCCAAGCAACGCTACAGCCGCTTAGTCTTGAGCCTTTGCATCACCTGCATCAAAACCGACACATTTAGTGGGCAGGCGTGGCGGGGTCACAACTGCTTTTTTTCATCTTTTTTCTTTAATTTTTATCATTTTTCTTTTTTTATAAAAAATATTTTTAATGGACATAAAAAAACCGCCCGAAGGCGGCTGACGTTAACAGTTAAAACTATTTTGAAGGCTCAATGCCTAATGAATAGGCTTGGAACTGAATCACCTCCTCGCCCAACCAATCGTTTAGTTCTTTGAGTCGTTGTTGTAATGGTTCTAGTTCATTGGTGACAAACACCCGTGCCGCTTTTTCTACGTCACCAAAGCCACCTGCGTTATTCGGTACGATGCCAATCAACTGTGCAGGCACGCGATGCGCTGCGAGCTGGTCATCACGGGTGACGTTTTTAATGTTAAGGAAGTCGTCCTTTGCGGCTACTTCAGACACAGGAATGAGTTGGATGCCATCCTTTTTACCATTGGGTGCATAGACAAATAGGTTGCGGAAATTGCCGGGCCCTTTTGCATCTCTTAATGCCTGCCGCATATTGTCGATGTCGGTGGCTTCTTGGGCGGCATCGGTCATATATAAGATGAATCCTGCATGGCTACCGTTCTTGTAGTATTTGCGCCGAAACAAGGTGGCCGACTCGTTCAGAAAGGCAGAGTTCAAAGCACTGAGGTATTCAGGGATGCCATAGACTTCTTGGTTTACGTCGGGACTCATCAAGTGATAGATGCTGCCCTTTTCAAAGGTATGTTCATCTTGAAAAGTTGGCACAAAGTAATAGGTATCAAGGTCAGTGCCGCGTCTCATATATTTGGCTAAGGCGGCCTTCAGGTTTAATACCTTACCCGTTCTTGATAACACGCGCTCAAGGTAAGCATTGCCAAAGACAATGAAGTCTAGCGCAAACCGACTGAACTCCATGCGTGATAACAACGGATGCGGTACAAAGCTTTTGACCAGAATATTCCGCTTTACATAAATAGAAGATCTGTGATGAGGTGCTGCCTGTAAGGACTTGGCCAAGCCATCCAAGTCAACGGGTGGTTCGTACCATTTATTATGTGTCCAGCATTCACCAAAATAAAATAGTTGATTGGCATCCAGTACAGGCGTTGGCTCACCAAAGGAGAATATTTCAACCTTATCATTTGGCTGGGTCACGTTGTCTGTGGTCATTAATAAAACTCCAGTATGTTTTTGCTGTGTTGACTGCCAACTGCTAAAGGCTCTTTGTGCATGGCATGCATGAATGCCCACGCTAAATCGGCATGACCGCCTTCTTCAGAACGGGCGGATTTAAAGGTGACTTGGCGTTGGCTGTCGGTGAGTGTTTTTTTGATGGCCATAAAAGCGGATGCGACATCTGTCCAGCCTGCGTCAAATTGGAAGCGTTTACTCCGAATGATGTCTTGGGCTTTGAGGACTAAATTATTTTTGAGGTCAGGCGAATAATTCAAGCCGACAACGGCAGGGAAAAACTCTTTGACCAATTGATAGACACCATTGCCAATCCCTGTACAGTCGATGGCAATGTAGGTGACCCGATACTTTTGCATCATGGAACGAATCAGCTCGGCATGAACCCTAAAGTCAGGGCTTTTTAGCTGGTGTTTTTCAATACCGCGCAAGATGCCACCTTGAACAACAGGTTGAGCAATCGCCGCAAGAGCAGCACTATCACCATTTTCAGAACCTTGAGGGTCATAGCCCAACCACACTGCGCGCTCGCCCATTGGCCGTGATGAATACGGTTTGAAGTCTGTCCAGATTTCGTAGCTATCAACCATACAGCCCTGTAATTCGGTTAAAGGAAAGACCGAATGGGTGTCATCGATGAACTGGCACATCAACAGATTATTAAATTCGTCTTCGTTGTACTCTAAGTGCAGCTGCTCGATGTCGAATAAATTACAACCGCCTTTGAGCGCATCTTCGACCGTGACTAATTGCCGCCATTGGCCATCTTCACAGCTGCGACCATTCGCTAATGCGTGATGGCTGGTGTCAATTTTGATGCGGTTTTCTTTCGATTTTCCCCGATTAAAATGCTCACCCGTCCAAAAGGTATAGGCTTCATGGGTGATGCTCGATGGTGTGGAAATATAGGTCTGCCGCCATTTTTTGTGCATCGCCATGCCCGAAGCGACTTTGCGAAAATCACGGAATTTGTGAATCCAAAAATACTCGTCCATGTAGATGTTGCCGTGATAACTCTGGGCAGTTCTGGCGTTGGTACCGAGAAAATACAGGTGCGCGCCATTGGGTAAAATAATCGGATCACCCTTAAGTTCAACATCCCCATGCTCTTTGGCAAACTGGACGATGTATTGCTTAAAGACATGGGCTTGCGCTTTGGAGGCTGATAAGAAAATCTGATTCCGCCCTGTTTCCAAAGCATCGACAAAGGCTTCAAACGCAAAGTACCACGTTGCGCCAATTTGACGGCTTTTGAGCAAATTACGGATACGATGGGTCAGCCCTGCCATTCGCCATGCTTTTTGATAATCAAAGATGGAGTCGTTAAAGGCTTCAATAATTTTCAATTGAGCGTCTTCACTGACTTCATTTTTAGCAGGTGGTTTACGTGTGCCTTTGTTACGGTTGGCGATCTTTGGGTTGAGGTCGGCTTCATTGTCGGTTTTTTCATAACGACGAACACGGGCAAGACTCACCAGTTGGCGGCCTAATAAATCAATTTCTTTGAAATCTTTGCCATCTTTGTCGTCCTTGTGAATCAGTTGCAGCATCCGTGTCTCTAAGGCGGCATCAACTCGGTCAATTGGTCGTGCATCATCCCAACGCTCACGCTGTTTCCAACTTTCAATGGTGCTACGCGGTATTTGCAAGAAGTCCGCAATGGCGGACACAGCCCATCCTTGCCAAAACAACGAACGGGCATTTTTACGACTTTCATCAAGGTCACGGGTAAGAGTATTCATGGCGACAGATTACTGTCATTAACGCGCGCGACTTAGCAGATTCAAGTTGTATGTGGCGTTTACAACGGGCGAGAAATTGCAATAAAACCCGTTAGGCGAAACCATGAGAGCCACTGATTTTCAGATCAATTTTCCGATCAAATTGCTTTTGTGGGGTCTCTTATGCGTAAGAAGTTTCGTGTTGCCGTTGAAGGTCAAACGACCGATAAACGTGCCATTAGTCAGCAAGATATTCTTGATATGGCGAAGAATTACAATCAAACCACGTATGGCGCACGTATTTGGATGGAGCATTATCGTAGTGCATCTCCTGATAGCACATTCAAAGCCTATGGTGATGTGATTAAACTTAGCGCAGAACAAATTGGCGATGGTGATTTAAAAGGCAAATGGGCGTTATACGCTGAAATTGAGCCGACTGCCGAGATGGTGGCGTTGGCTAAAGCCAAACAAAAAGTCTATTTCTCTGTCGAAATTCAACCCGACTTCCCTGTTTTTGGTGGCTCTTACTTAGTCGGTTTAGGCTTTACCGACAGCCCTGCTTCATTAGGTACTGAATACATTACCTTTAGTTCAACCGCGCAAAATAGCCCACTCGCCCCACGCAAACAAAAGCCTGACAACTTTATTTCTACTGCTGATAACGAATGGGTCTTTAGCGAAGAAACAACACCGAGTGAACCCTCTTTATTCAGCAAAATCATGGCACGGCTAAAGCCTAAAGAAGAAAAAACGCAGGCAAACTTTTCTGACATTGAAAAATGTTTTGAAGAAGTGACCACCTTCTGCACCACCCTAAAAACGCAAGTAGACACGTTTGGGCAAAAAATCACGACGTTGGAAACCGAACTGGCAGCTGAGAAACAAGCCAACGCCACGTTCAAAACCAAAGTCGAAGGTCAACCTGCCGCCAACCATTCCCAACGTCCCGTTAGTACGGGCGGCAACGGCATTCAATTAACTGACTGCTAATCCCATATTTTTAGGAGTTCTCTCCCATGCGTAATGAAACCCGTGTTGTCTTTAACCAGTATCTTGGTCAAATTGCCACCTTGAATAGTGTTGCTTCGGCTGTTCAAGCCTTCACGATTGCACCCAGTGTGCAGCAAAAAATTGAAAATAAAATTCAAGAAAGTAGTGCCTTTCTAAAACAAGTCAACATGGTCGGGGTGACTGAAAAGTCTGGCCAAAAACTCGGTCTAGGCATTGGCTCACCCGTTGCCAGCACCACCAATACCGCGCTACAAGCTCGCTCGCCACGCGATTTAACTGATGTCGAGTTAGTTGATGAATACGACTGCACCAAAACCGATTACGACACGTTTATCCCTTATGCCAAGTTAGATATGTGGGCGAAGTTTCCTGATTTTCAGGTGCGTATTCGTGACTTGATTACCCAACGCCAAGCCTTAGACCGTATTTTAATTGGTTTTAATGGCACCCATCGGGCGGCGACATCTAACCCAACATTGAACCCCTTGCTGCAAGACGTGAACATTGGTTGGCTGCAAAAAATCCGTACCAACGCGCCGCAACGGGTTTTAAGTGAAGGCTCTAAAGTAGCCAATAAAATTCGTATTGGCAGAGATATTGATGCGCTTAATCCTGATGGCACACCTCATGTTGGTACGTGTGATTATGCCAATTTAGACGCGTTGGTCTATGACTTAGTCAATAACTTTATTGACCCGTGGCATCAAGAAGATACACAACTGGTGGTTATTTGTGGCCGCTCGTTACTCTCCGACAAATATTTTCCGCTGGTCAATAACAACAATCCGCCGAGTGAAAAAATGGCGGCGGATACGATTATCAGCCAAAAACGCATGGGCGGCTTACAAGCGGTTCGTGTTCCGGGTTTCCCTGATAACGCGTTGTTGGTCACGCGCTTGGATAACTTGAGTATTTACTTCCAAGAAGGCGCACGTCGTCGCAATGTGGTGGATGAGTCTAAATTCGACCGTATCGAAAACTATGAGAGCAGTAATGATGCCTTTGTTGTGGAAAGTTACGGCATGGTCGCTTTCGCTGAAAATATCGATCTTGTTTAGTGAGATAGACATGACTTTAGCTAAACGACACTTTGAAGCCAAAACAGCCGAGTTAGCCGCGAAAGCGGCTGGCTCAGACTCCAACTCCTTAAAAAACGCGTCTGCTTATGAGTTACAGCTGGCACAGCTTAATGAAGACAAACGCCAGCTTAAAGATATTCAGAGCATGGAAACACGCGCTGAGATCAAACGGCTTCTTCTGCCTAAATACGAGCCTTATGTGGATGGTGCGTTAAAAGGCGGTAAAGGCGCACAAGATAACGTGTTAATGACCATCATGTTATGGCGTTTAGATACTCATGATTTTGATGGCGCATTGGTGATTGCCAGTTATGCCATCAAACATAAATTGTCGATGCCTGACACCTTTCAACGCACGACTGCCACGTTGATTGCCGAAGAGTTGGCGATTAATGCCTTGAGCATGTTGGCCAATGCCAACACTGACAAGTCGGCTTTGTTAGAAAACTTGATTGAGGTGGAGCAGCTCACCCGTGATCAAGATATGCCTGATGAAGTCCGTGCGCGACTCCATAAAGCTCTTGGTTATTGCTTGATGGATATTGATCCAGCACAAGCTCTTGTTGAGCTAAAGCGAGCCTATGAGCTGCACGATAAATCAGGCGTTAAAACGGATATTTCGCGTTTAGAAAAGCAGCTTAAAAAACTGGTTGAGCCTGAAACGCCTGAATTGGACTCCAACAGTCCTTAATGAGTCGGACCCCGACGTCAGGGCGGCGGATGTTTTAGCGTGACTCATAATTTGTCTTGCGCTCAACCATCCCCACCGCCCTTTTATGTGGAGTGTGTGATGTCTTTGTTTGTTGCGACGGGCAGTAATCCTCCAGCCACCATTCACAACAATGGCTTTTTCCCCAGCATCGATACCGATGACTTTGTAAAAACACAAAAGCTCGATGCCACCTTTAGCCCTGATCGAGTGACCTTTGCCTTAACTCTGGCGATCACCGATGCCAACCGCGCGTTAATGGCATGGCAAGTCATCAAAGAGGCGGCTGGTTATGTGGAATTAGGCGATGTGCCTGCGGTCAGTGTGAATAATGAATCCACGTTAATAACCCTTTATAAGCAGGCCGTTTTCAGTTTTGCCAAAGCGAATTTACTCGAAAAATACCGTGACTATGACACCACCAACCAAGGCGGTAAGAAGGCTGACATCTTAGAACCCAACATCGACATTCATCGTCGGGATGCACGTTGGGCGATTGCTGACTTACAAAACAAGCCGCGCACGGTCGTGGAGTTAATTTAATGCAGGTGCTTTCTCAGCAAGGTGACACGGTGGATACCTTGTGTTGGCAGGTTTACGGCTGCACATCGGGCATGGTTGAAAAAGTGTTTTCGGCTAATCCTACATTGGCATTTATGCCTGTTTTGTTGCCATTGGGAACAAGGGTCAATATGCCTGAATTCCCAAACGTCAAACCTGAAACGCCTCAAGTCCAGTTATGGGATTAAGCGCATGACCGAACCAACCACCACCACTGTTGCTGTTGCTGCCGCCGCCACGGGTGTAGGACTAACAGCGTTATTTCCCACCGTTGATGGCAATGCCCTGATCGGCTCGTTTGCAGGGTCAATTTTGTTCTTTTTGATTTCAAAAGAGCCGCATTTGCTGAGTCGTTTTGGTTATGCCTTTGTGTCACTGGTGATGGGTTACTTCGTTGCCCCTGAGTTAGTAAAAAAAGGCGTGGTGCAAGAAATGGCAGTCGCGGCTTTTTTAGCATCCACCTGCGTGGTCACCGTGACGTTGGCACTGATTGAGAAAATCAAAACGGTGGATGTTCAGGCGTTATTAGCCGTGCTGTTTCGGAGGCCATGATGATCAGCGCATGGGTTCTATTTTTTGCCTGTTTTGTTGTTTGCTGTCGCTTGTTTACCTTCCAACGCAAAGGCGCACGTTATCGCCCTGTCGTGTCTTTTTGGGCATGGCTGCTCATGGTGTTGTGTTTTGCGGTGATGGTGAAACTGGCGTTGAACCAATTCCCCTGCCACGTTAATCCCTTGATGGCGGCACTTGGCGTGTGGCTGGCATGGATGGCGTTATCGGCCAAAGGTAACGTCGCTCACTTTTTTAGGAAACAGACTCATGACTGTTAAACCCCGTTTGACCGAAGCGGACAAACAAGCAGCCGCAAAACGCTTAGGCGTGAAATTATCGGCACTCAAAGCCGTCTGTGATGTCGAAAGTCGTGGGACTGGCTTTTTAAGTGATGGCAATGCGGTGATCTTATTTGAACGCCATGTCATGTATCGGCAACTGAAGAAAAATGGCATTGATGCCGATAGTTTTGCCGAATGTCAGCCTGATATCGTCAATCGTTTTGCGGGCGGTTATTTGGGTGGCTTACGTGAATGGCCACGCTTAAATGATGCCTGCCTGATTCATCGTCCATCGGCCTTAGAGTCGGCGAGCTGGGGTTTGTTTCAGTTAATGGGCTTTCATTGGGAGTTATTAGGCTACCCTTCCGTTGAGTCTTTTGTCACGGATATGCAGTCCAGTGAAGGCCGACAGCTCAATGCATTTTGTACCTTTATCATGAAAAACCCACAGCGACACAAAGCCCTTCAAGGCTTACGTTTTGCTGAGTTTGCTCGTTTATATAATGGTGCGGATTATCAGAAAAATAAGTATGACTTGAAGTTGGCCACTGCTTTTGCCAAGTATGAACGTGGGACACAATAAGCATGAAAAAGCTTAAAAACTTGCGTGAATATTTACTGGCCAATATCCCAACGCTAAACCAAGACCCTGAGCGTTTGTTGATATTTGCCGATAAAGGAAAGGTTGTCAGTAATAGCTTGAGCTTATCTTTTGAGTACGATTACACCGTTAACCTGATTGTCACTGATTTTGCAGGCGATACCGATACCGTCATGGTGGCCGTGCTTGCTTGGTATAAACAGCATCAACAGGACAAGGCGTTCCCCTGCAATATTGAATTTGAAGCCGATATTCTCAACCATCAAGCGGTGGATTTATCGCTCAAGTTGCCATTGAGTGAACGGGTGATTGTGACTAAAGATGCTGAAGGCAATATCACCGATATGCACCATTGCGACGAACCTGTCATGGATACAGAAATTATTAACTGGCCAGCCAACTTAATTATCAATGGCGAAGTACCCACACCATGACCGACAATCTCAACGAGCTGGCGACATGGGCTGCGCCGCTATTGGCAAAACTCGGCGGACAAGAGCGTCGTGCCATGATGCGTGAGCTGGCGACTGGCTTACGCAAACGACAAAGTGATCGTATCAAAGCACAGCAAAATCCTGACGGTAGTGCTTATGTCCCGCGTAAACCGCAAGTTTTACTTCGTGGTAAACAGGGTCGCATTAAGCAAACACTATTTAACAAGCTGACGAAAGCCTCTTTTTTGAAAAAGGCTGTGACAGAAGGTAGCGCAGCTGTTGGCTTTAATGGCCGCACAGCGCGTATTGCTCGTGTTCACCAGTTTGGCTTACGCGATAAAGTGAGCCAATATCGCGCCAGTTATGACTATCCGAAGCGTGAGCTATTGGGCTTTAGTGACGGTGACCAAGAATGGATGCGTGATTTTTTAATTGACCATTTAACTAGGTAAACTATGGAGATACGTTGTTCACACTGCAATCGTAAATTGGCCGATGCTGTATTTACGTTTATCGAAATCAAATGTCCACGTTGTGCGACATTAAATTCCTTGAGGGTCGAGAACCCCACTACCCCCGAACGCCCACGAGCGTCTTTTTCCAATTTGGAGAGAACTCATGGCCATGCCAACAAACCCCGAACACACCACGCCTGATTACAACGCCAGCGGCAAAGCATTTTTGGCTTGGGTCTGTGGTAAAAGTAAACTGGCTCGCCAAATTATTGGATTAATGCCTGCTCACAACTGCTACTGCGAAGTCTTTGGTGGTGCTGGTTGGGTAATGTTTAAGAAAACGCCGAGCAACGTCGAAGTCATTAACGATCTCAACAGCGAGCTGGTGAATTTATATCGGGTGATTAAGTTTCACTTTGAGGAGTTTATCAAACAATTCAAGTTTCTGTTAATTTCCCGTGATGAATATGACCGCTTGAAATTAGCCAAGCCTGAAACGCTAACCGATATTCAACGCGCTGCGCGTTACTATTATTTGGTACGTTTAAGCTATGGTGGTAAAGCCGTTGACCATAATTTTACGGCGGGCCCGACCCGTTTACCGCCGATTAACTTGCTCCGCATTGAAGAAGAGCTGTCGCAATCACACCTGCGCTTGTCGCGTGTTTGTATTGAAAATCAGCACTACAGCAAAATCATTGAGCGTTATGACTTGCCAGATACGCTGTTTTATTTAGACCCACCGTACTTCAACTGCGAAGATTATTACGGCAAGGGTTTATTTAATAAAGCCGACTTCGAGTTATTACGTGATCAACTGAAAACAGTGAAAGGTAAGTTTATTTTAAGCTTGAATAACGTGCCTGAGATTCGTGAGATTTTTAAGGACTTTCACATCATCGAAACCTCGGTGCGTTGGAGTTTGGGCAAGGATTACAACGAAGCCAATGAGGTAATTATTTTGAATTTTGAGCCGCCTAAAACGGTGTAATCGGTAAGGCAAGTTGTTTATTGACAACTTGCCTGCACTCATTACTGTACTCTATGCAAAAGCCCCATCTCTGTTTTTAAGGTATTTTTATCAACAACTGTGTACCTCATTGCTGTTCCCTTAGCCATACCATTTGTATATGTAACAATAACATCACTATCTTTGACTTCGTATTCAACTTTTTCAATCATCCCCATCGTTTCTGTCTCTCCTGCTCTAAATTCGGTTTTCATTGGAAAATCATCAGCCTGCCAAACACCAGCAATAGGGCCCGGCTCATTTTTGGAACAAGCAAGCAATACAAGAACGACTGAAAGGCTGAGAAATTTAGCTATTTTATTCATACTTCTTCCTAAAGGTTAGTTTCTAACACCACACTTAAAGAACTAAGATACTATAAAAATCTTAAACAATCATCAAAGCCAGTTGTAAACGCCACATACAACTTGCCATCCCATGCAATCTTAAAAACTTAGCGACATCATTGTCGGCATGAATATCGCAGACCTTGAACGCAGACTTGAAAATCTAATTCGCATTGCTGAAATTAGCGATGTGGACTATCACGACCCCGAAAACCCTGTCTGCCGTTGTATGGTTGGTGAGAATAAAACCAATTGGCTCAGTATTGGCCACACACGCATGGGCGCGGTCAAAGACTGGAATCCTCCGTCTGAAGGTGAGCAGGTTGTTCTATTGTCACCCAGTGGCGATTTAAGCCAAGCCGTCATTATGGCTTCATTAAGCTCAACAGCAAATGCTGCACCTGATACTGATCCCAAAAAACCTAAGCGCACCTATCCCGATGGTGCAGTCATTGAGTATGACTATCAAAGCCACAAACTCACCGCCTCATTACCTGAAGGCGCAACCTTTGAGTTAAACAGCGATGGTGGCCTAAAAATCACAGGTGATATTCATCACGATGGCAAATTAACAGCTACAGGGGATATTGAGTCGGGTGGCAACGTCAAAGATGTCAAAGGCACGATGCAAAATATACGCGATACCTATGACGCGCATGGTGGGCATGTGGGTACTGGCACGCCACAACCTAAGATGAACACACCATGAGCTACAAAGGTATGAACGTGCAAACAGGCCGCGCCATCCATGACATTGACCATCTCAATCAATCCGTCAAAGACGTGTTATTAACGCCCACCGTTTCGCGCTTGATGCGCCGAGACTATGGCTCACACCTGTTTAACCTCATCGACCAAGCCGCCAATCCTGCCACGCACTTACGTTTATATGCCGCCATTGCCATCGCCTTATTACGATGGGAGCCGCGCCTACAACTGAGCCGCATCCAAATCAGACAACAAAGTAATGGCCAAAGCATTGTCGATATTGAAGGCTTTCAATTAGTGAATAACCAACGTCGTGCGGTCAGCCTACAAGCACCAATTAATGGAGAGTCGGCATGAGTATTTTTCAACGTATTGACCTGTCGCTACTGCCTCAACCGCAAGTCGTTGAACAAATTAGCTATGAGCAAATTCTGTCAGAACTCAAAGCCGATTTAATCAGCCGTGATCCGCAATTGACCGAAGTCTTGGCGTTGGAATCTGAGCCATTGGTCAAGTTGTTACAGGTCTATGCCTTTCGTGAAATGCGCTCACGGCAACGAGAAAATCAGAAAGCCATTAGTTTGATGTTGGCCTTTGCGACAGGCTCAGACTTAGACCAGTTAGGAGCAAATTATGGTGTCCCGCGTTTGCTACTCGATAGCGGTAATCCTTCTGCTATTCCTCCTGTACCACCAACTTACGAAAGCGATGACAACTTTAAGCGGCGCATCCAATTGTCGTTTGAAGCCTTTACCACTGCAGGCAGTGAAGCCAGTTATATCTTTCATGGCCTTAGTGCCGATGGTCAAGTGGCGGATATTTCGGCACTCAGTCCAACACCGGGTGTGGTGGCTATTTATGTGTTGGCTCGGACTGGCAATGGACAGGCAGATATTCCTTTGCTTACGAAAGTTGAAAACGCACTGAGCGCAAAAACCGTTCGCCCTCTCACCGATCAGGTGAACGTGTACAGCGTCGACGTTGTGGACTTTGTTGTCCATGCTGAGTTGATATTGTTCAACGGACCCGATGGCGCATTGGTATTGGCAAATGCTCAAACTGAGCTAGATAACTACCTAGCCGCCAGTCGTAGCAATGGTTTAGACATCACTATTTCAGGTTTACACCATGCATTGCATCAACAAGGTGTTCAGCGCGTCAATCTGATTAGCCCCAGTAGCGACATTGTGATTCAGCGGCATCAAGTCGGTCATTGCGTCAGTCAAACGCTGACTGTTGGAGGCATAAATGCCTAGCCTATTGCCACCTAATGCCACGCGATTAGAACGAAATGTCGAAGCATTGACCGAGCGTTTAGAAGCGTTGCCGCCTGACTTTGAAAGCATCTGGAATGCCGACACCTGTGCCGTCACTTTGCTCCCGTGGTTAGCATGGGCATTTTCGGTGGATGAATGGAATGCACAGTGGTCTGAAACGCAGAAACGCAAAGCGATTAACGACAGTATTTTTATTCACAAACACAAAGGTACTCGCGCAGGATTAGAACGCGCCCTGTCCAGCCTTGCGTTTACCCCCACGATCGTGGAATGGTTTGAGCAACATCCGCCATCTAATCCTTACACTTTTCTTGTAACGGGCTTTGGCTCACTGAGCGACATCTCTGCCAACGAAGCCGAAAACATCCATCGCATCATCAATGCCGCAAAAAACTTACGCAGTCATTACACCTTAGACATTCCCATTCGTGTGGATGGTTCGGTGTTTGTTGGTGGTGTGGTGATGAGCGGCCAAGAAGTCGATATTTTTTATCAAGGCTATCAGCCTTAGGAGGAAACCATGAGCAACACACTCAGTCGTGCAAAAACACTCGCACACATTGCCAGCATTGCGTCTAAGTCAAAAATAGAAGACTCCGATGTATTGTTTTTCAAAGATGGCGTTTATAAAGGCGAATGGAATCCAAATGCTGTCGCTAATAACTTACCTGCCAACACTCAACAAAATGATATTTTTTTAGTTTCTGAAACAGGCTCATATTATGGTCGCACCCTGTTAGTGGGTGACTTAGTACGCTTTGTTGGTCAAGATAAACCTATTCTTGTTTACTCAAAATATCTACCGATTCCTTTTTTCTTGTCCATGCTGGATGAGCCTCAACAGGCAGGTGCAGGTTTTGTTTATGGTGGTGAATTAGATGCAACGCCTGTTAGCACAGCCAATATATAGTTAAAGAAAAGTAGAAGTGTTACAATTTTGGTATTTATGGCCTACTCACCTGATTACCGAGAACTGATCATCTCTAAGCTTAACGAAGGCGCAACATATCGCGCCTTAGAAAGGGATTATA